GGTCATTTTCAATACCTTGCCAGATACACCCCTAACTGTTAGTGTAGCATCTCTAATGGCCGCAATACGTTCATTAAAGTTCATCACTTTCAGTACATTCAACGCTTCAGAATCTTCCAGGGTTTTAGAATAATCAAAATGAGAATCATCATTCATATAGATTAATTCTGTATGAAGTAGGAGCTCTAGAGTTGGCTCTATAATAGCTCGCTCTATCTCATTAGCAATATCTGCAAAAAAGGCATTAGTTTCTTGACTTTTCTGAGATATCTCTGAAGCTGTCGGTCTTCCCTTTTGTGTAGGTTGTCCTTGAAAGAACTCGTTTTGGAATGACCTATTCTGTATAAGTCTGTCAAGTACAAATAAAAGGTTGGTGGCATTTGGATTCACCGTGTTGTTATACACTTGATTGATGGTTCCCGTTGCTGTAACTGGGTACAGTCTACCTGGTACTACTGAGCCAAATAAGTGTGCTTTGCCTGTCTCTATATTATTAGACACGACCTCATATACTCCTAGAGTATTTAACGTAAAGGCATCAAGTAACAGGTTCATAGATTCAACATAAGAACTTAACAAAGACCGTAGCTTTGAAATATATCCTCGTCCATATCTCCCTTTAAGTACTTTCATAGGAAATCCTATGACATATGGGAATTGACCTTTTGGTAAAATGTTTTTACCGTAGTAGACGACATGTTCTTTATTAGCAATAATATAGTGAACATTCTCGTCTATTATTTTTCCTTGTTCATTTGTCATGCATTTGCTATAGACATACTCTAATTTAACTGTAGGTCTATATAACCCTTGGTCAGGGTCTTTTTGTTTATGCAGATTACGCATGACTTTATCTGCATTCTTCCATTGATTAACTTGGGCCATATTTACAAAGTCACCCATGTCAACTTCTTTAATTTCTATTACATACTGGTCCCCGTTAGGGTCTAATCTTATACTAAACGGGTCACATACTTTAATATCTGTTTTACCTATAATACTATCTTTAGTTCCATATTCACCTTTATTAGCATCATATGTAGGATATGATTCTTGATAGTAATTATAATCTATCTTAGTAATATACGGAGATGTTAGTAATGCCATTTTAAGTGCATCTCCAAATACCATAGGAAACTTATTAGTTTTAAGTACTGCTTCTACTAACTTAGACAAACCAGCTTTAACTACAGGGTTAGGATGTTCTATTGTAAAGTATTTATTATCACTAGCCATTAATATTCTAACAAAGAAGTTACTAAGTCTTACCACTAAGTTATCTACTATAGGGTCTTTAATCTTAGTCTGCCATGATAGTTTGTTATCAAACTCATACTCGTCCATATAGAATCTCATGTTTTCATTCCAATCTTTACGAGTACCTACAAAGCCAGCTTCTGCTTCATTAGATATATAACTATGATATTTCTTTATATCCTGTTCTCTCATTGTATAGTTCTATGCTCCTCTGCTAAATTTATAGAGTAGTAACCTGGTTCTTTAGGGTCTACTTTTTCATTAGCATGTAATCTTTTTGAAATGTAAAAACATCCCAATTTAAACGCATCTGAAAGATGTTCATAATAATTATCTTTCCTAGCCTGACCTGTCTCTTCATGTCTTGTATAACCAGCCATAGCTTGTAATAATTCTGTACAATACTTAGCATCAAAGCGTACCATAGGTTCACCCTTTGTAAACTTTTTAAGTTCTTCATTAACTTGAGCATAGCTTGCTTCTTTCTTTACATATATAGTTTCTACGTTTTTTATCCCTTTATTATGAAATATATCAAGAGCACTGTGAGGAGATACATCGTATTTTCTATTAGCATCATGTGGGAGTATATCCATTGTTTCAACAATCTTAGGTAATATTTCATTTTGAAATGCCTCTACTTCATCTATAAAATCTGTTAATTGTATATTATGTCCCATTTTACAAAATAAAACATTCTTTCTACCATACTTATCTATTTGAAAAGCAACACATGCTGGTCTTACAAACCCCATGTCCCAACTTCTCCATACAGTTCTTAACGGGTCATACTGTTCTGTTAAGTCATCTGTTACATGATTGTTACAAAAATCAGGATATACTAATGCACCCTTTGGTTGCAACTGAAATTTACCACCTTCACTAAATCTCCAGTGCATAGCAGACTTAGTAAATCTTTTTTTATACCTATCTATAGTATCTTTATCTAATGATAAATTATCATATACATCTATAAAATGGAATGAAGTATCTGGGTCAGATTCATTCCTACCGTATATATCTTTAGCTATATAGTTTGCTGTAGCATCTTCTACAATAAAACTCATAGTCATTTTACCGTTCTTTCTTAATAGTCTAGCTAGAATCTCATCATGCATTGTATTACTTGGGCACTCATCAAACCAGCAGAAATCAATACCAGAAGCTTGTAAGTTCTGTGTTTTCATTTCAGCAGATTTAAATTCTAGTAATGTACCGTCCCAAAACTTTACAAAGTCAATACATCTATTTTTACCCCAAGCTACCTTACCGCCTCGTTTTTCTATTGATTCAATGCTAGGTAATAATCCAATGTCATTTGGTGTATCAGTAGAAAACAAGTGCACTTGGCTAGATGTTCTTTGAATATCAAATGAGGGACTAAAAGCCCAGATGATTCTATCTCCATATTTTGGCTTAGTTATCTTGTAACTTGGGTTCCATCCTATTATGTTGTATGCTGTTTTAGCAGCCGCCACGTATGATTTACCAGAGCTATTGTTACCATGAATATAAACACTAAAAGAATCATCATCCAAGATAGGCTTTTGAGCAGGATACGGTTTAAAAAAGAATATATTACCGTACCAATATTTAATCTCTTGAATAATTTTTTTATCAAAATGCTCAAATTCTTCTGGTGTCATGTTATGGATTTTCCTCCATAACGCCAACATTTTCTCGTCTTTATACCACCAGTCTCTTATCATAATACTCCAACTAGGCAGGTTGTATTGGCGGTGCCAAGTCTCCTCGGCAATTGCCACAACCTACATAGTATTAAATAACTCCCATGACTGCTCATGTACCCATATACAAGACTTATATGCTTGCTTTTGTTTTGCAAGACATCTCATATCTTCAGGTGTTAAGCATGTCGTAGTTATACTACACTCTGGTACAGGTGGGCACTCTGGACTCCTGTATTTAGCAGTATCTCTAGTAGCTGTCCAAAATGAACAGGAACTAAGACTTATTGAGATAAGACTTAAAATTATCAATTTTCTCATCTGCTTTCTCCAAAGCTCTTTTTTCTAAATCACCTTGTTTAAACTTAAACTCTAGCTCTTTTATTCTATTATCCTGTTCTACATCCTTCTGTAATTTAAACTTATTAAATATAGAGCTAGATAAAGTTAATATTGTTTTTAATACTGAAAACCAAACCATTATGTAGTGCTCTGTTCTCTATAAACTATAGCTGTATCATTAGCCCCTATGGTTACAGAATTCCATCTACCATAAATAGTAGTACCCTCAGGTACTTCTACTGTAGATAAACTGTCCCAGATATCTGTGTCAATAGATACTGCTGTTACTGTACCACTAGCTGTATTATCTGCAATTACTTCAGTGCCTACTAATACTGTTATAGCTACATAAATATGTGAATTAACAGTAGCATTAGTTACCAAATCATAACCACCGCCACCTGTCATATTATTCAAAGCTTGTTGCTCTGATAGTTTTATTGATGTGCCCATCTAGTTCTCCTACGCCATTAAATTTTTTAGTCTTTTCTTAGCTTTATTTTTACCTAGCTTTTTACCTTTAGCTACTACTACCTTTTTCTTTTTTCTTTTTTTTGGGGGTCTTCCTTTCGTTGACCCGTATGTTCCTGGTCCGTCTGGCATCTGTGTCCTCCTTGGTTTTTGATTTTATGGGAGTATCAGGTTTCATCCATACTGGTAAATACCTACCCCCATCCTTGTTTAATTCTTTCATCATGTCTTTAGTACCTTTTAAAGACTCACTGTACTTTGTCATTTTCAGTCTCCCAGGCATCTATAGCTAAAGATTGTATAGCATCAGCCATATCTTCTTTAGTAGTATTGTGTTCTCTAGCTTTTATACTAGCACCAAGTTGGTCTTTTAATACAGAAGCTTTTAATCTTAGCAACTGTAAAGTTGCAGCCTTATCTTTGGCTTGGTCTGCTTGTTTAATCCTAGCTTCTATATCTTTTAGGGTGTCTTCATATCTATCAAAGATTTTATTTTGAAATACCGGGTCTTGAAAATTCTTGATTTGGATTTCTAGCTTGCTTACGAAAGCATGGTATTGTGGTGTATCTTTGATACTATCTAGGATATTTTTTACTGTCTTATGATTAATACCTAACTCTTTTGCAGTAGCTCTTTGGGACCATGCAAAGTTATAACATGTCTCTAGAAAAGCTATAATCTTATTTTCATACAGGGGTATATCAGGGAATAGACTATTCAGTGTCCTGTTCATCATCTTCCTCCTCTGGATATGCGTCTACGGGTTCATCCCAATCTTCTATTTCTTCTATGTCATCTCCCCACTCTTCTACCTGTTCCGGCTCATCAAAAACTGGGGTGTAATATATACTGTTTGTAATAAAGTTTAATAGTTCATCTCTCTTTGTTGTCATCATAGTCTACCTGCCTCTTACTTTCTCTGTTCCGTCTTTCTCTATATTTACCTATATATTTCCATACTATCTTATATTTGTCAACAGTAGGTATACTATACTCTATCATGTAAAGTAATGCATCATGTAGTATATCATCACAGTCTTGTGCTTTAAATCCATGTATAGTGGCATGTTTGTACACATATAGTCTAAGCTTGTTGTAATCTTCAGGTGTTATGTTCATATACTAGTATATACTTGCTTACTTGCACACAAACGCATAAAGCGTTTGTTAAACCCATACCCTGAAATACAACGTAGTATTAACTAGTTCCCCGTATACCTAGTATAATAGCTGAGAACCGGGTTTGTCAAGGGGTAATTTGTAAATAATTGTAAATAATTAACAAAGAAAAAGTATACTAGTGTATACAAACGTGGTAATACTAGTCCCGGAATGTAACTATGCGTAGTTATTGACAATATTCTAGTACATATCTAGAGTAAACTACGGGTGTATACTGGGTATTTATGGGTACTAGTATATACAAACGTGACTGTTTACAAGTGTTTGGACAATATTCTTATATAATAGACCCCCCTATGGGCAACTCACCGGGGTACTTGTTTATTTTCCCCCACAAGTATCACCTTAAAACAATATCTAGAGCTATCTTGTCACCCTCAGCTAGTTTCATCTCTAGTA